CGCAGTGGGCGCGCACCGAAGCGCACAAGGCGTTGAACGAAATCATCGCCAAGAGGGCACTACCGGCTTGATGATGTGACAAGAGTGGGGGCACTCGATAGCAGCAGAACGACAGTCATTTAGGAGCAGACCCCCATGCCGGTTTTTGGCACAGGCATTATTCCGAGCGGCAATATCGGAACCGAACTTTCGTACGTCACCCGCCGTGCGTTCGTTCCGAAAATGGTCGTGCAGATCTACAACACGAGCCCGCTGTTCGCGGCGCTGCTCGCGAACGCGCAGACCGCCTCGGGCGGTGTCTCGAGCGTGACGGTCCCGGTTCAGGGCCAGTCGTTCGTGAACTCGCAGTGGTCGGATTACTCCGGCTCGTTCAACCAGCCGATCAGCCAGCAGGGCTCGTTCGTCGGCGAGTTCAATTTGAAGTCGCTGATCACGCCGATCCCGTTCCTAGGCATGGAAGGCGCGGTGCAGCTCGACCACGCGGTGATCCCGCTGATCGAAGCGCGCATGAACGACTCGACCAACAATATGGCGGACGCGGCGTCGCAGGCGCTTTACAACAACTACACCGTCGCGAACCAGATCATCGGGTTGCCGGGCGCCATCGACGATGGCACGAATCTTGCGACCTACGGCAACATCAACCGCACGGCGAATTCCTGGTGGCAGAGCAAGCGCTACGCCGCCGGCGCGGTGAACCCGACGCGCATTTTGCTGTTGCAGTACATCGCGGGCGTGAACAAGAACGGCGCCGAGATGCCGACGATGGGCCTCATGGGCTTTGGCACGTGGTCGAAGCTCGCGCAGGACTTCATCGGCTCGGAGTCCTACCAGATGCAGCCCGGCCAGGGTTTCGACTCGGACGCGGACCGACCTCGCTCAGCTTTCAGGGCCTTGGACGTCGCGGGCGTTCCGATCTATGCGGACCCTTACTGCCCTGAGGGGCTGCTCTATCTCGTCAACACGAACTACATGAACCTGTACGTGCACGACCAGGCTTCGTTCGCGTTCTCCGGGTTCGAGTCGCTCCTGTCGAACTATCAGCTGGGATACATCGGCATCGTCTTGACGCTCGCCGAGCTCGTGCTCACGAAGCCCCGCAGCTGCGGCATCGTCACCGGCTTCAACTACAACACGCTGTAAGGAGCCGCCATGTCAGACCTCAAGATTGCAGTTCCCGGCCAGGTGCTCCAGAGCGAGCTGTCGACCACGCAGGTGCCGATTGCGTTGGGCGCGGGCGGCGCGTTCGCGGTGTCGAGCAACATCGCGACCATCACGTTCAACTCGGCCCACGGCCTCACGTTCACGCCGGCGGCGGGCGTTGCGCCCAATTTCTTCATCCAGTTCAACGGCGTCACGGGCCAGACCGGCACGGGCACGCTCAACGGCCCGATCTTCCGCATCCTCGCGATCCCCTCGACCACGACGATCCAGATCTACACGACGGTGACGGCGGCGACCATGACGGCCGCGAACGCGGTGCCGGTGTTCATCCCGACGATGCAGATCGTGCAGGGCTCGGGATTCGCGGGCGGCCCCTCGGCAGGCACGCCGGGAGTGGTCACGCAAGGTCCCATCCAGGCGTCGGGCAACATCAACTATTTGCTGGGCGCGAACTGCACGATCCAGTACAACCCGGACAACACCTCGATCATCCAGGATTCGACCACCGGCTCGACGCTCGCGACGGCGCCGACGTTTCGCATCTCGGGAGCGGTGTCGACGGGGGGTCAGCAGTGGATGGACGGCACGGGCTGCATCGCGATTTTCGCATCGGGCGGCGCGGGCACGAGCCGCTTCTCCGTGGTCGAGTAATTTCAACAAAGCCGGGGGGCTTGAGTCATGATGGACGATCGCACGAATTTCATCCGCATCACCAACCACAACAAGTCGGTGACCGGGCGCTTCAACGGCAAGGACTACCTGTTCGCGACGGGCAAGCCCGTGGATGTGCCCGAGCTCGTGGCGCGGCACGTGTTCGCGTTCGGGCTTGAGGACAAGACCGCCGCGCTCAACCGCTTGGGCTGGGCGCGCACCTCGGATGAGATCGAAGCGGGGCTCGAAAAATTGGGCAAGGTCACGTTCGAAGATCCGCCCGAGATGATCGAAGCGCCGCGCAAGGGTAAACGAACTGGCACCGCTGGCCCCCCCGTGAATGCTGGTGGCTCGGAGGACGGCGCGATGGATGCACACGCGTTCAACGCGCCGTCCAACGGTCCGATGATGGCCTCCGGAGAAGATGGGGGATTTTGATATCGAAGGGTGATTCGTGGCCGTAACGCTTTCGACTTACATCACGCAAGTACAGCGGCTACTGCACGACACCAACGCGAACTTCTGGCCGGTGAGCGAACTCACCGACTACGTGAACGACGGGCGCAACCGCATCGCGCAGGATACGAAATGCCTGCGCCAGCTCGCGACCACCATCGCGCTCACCGCCGGCACCGAGCTCTACGACGTGCAGTCGATGCTCGCGACCGCGACGCCCCCTGTGACCCAGACCGTCATCGACGTGCTTGGCATCAGCCTCTACTGGGGCAACTCGCGCTACAAGATGAACTACATGCCGTTCACGCAGTTGGACGCCTACGCGCGCGCCTGGCAGCAGTACCAGGACCGGCCGGTGATCTTCACGCGCATGGGGGCCACCAACGTGTACGTCGCGCCCATTCCCGATCAGGCGTACAACACCGACTGGGACGTCGCCGTGCTGCCGCCGGCGATGGTCAATCCGTCCGATACGGAAGTGATCCCGCCGCCCTTCACCGACCCCGTGCAGTACTGGGCGGCGTTTCGGGCGAAATTCAAGGAGCAGGCGCTCGCGGAGTCGAAGCTCTTCAAGGACGAATACAACCGCCAGGGGCTCGCCGCGGCGCGTGCGTTCATGACGCGCGTGATTCCGAATCCCTACCAGCAGTGACGCCGCGCGATGGGTCAGAAATTCGAAGGCCAGGGTGAGCAGCCGCGCCAGACCAAGATTTTTCGCAAGTTCAAGGGCGTGGTCAACAACGCCGCGCGCAACTCCATCCCCGAAGATGCGTTTTACTACCTCGAAAACATGCAGCCGATCGGCGATGCGAACCTGCAATCGGTCAACAACCTCTCGGCCTCGCTCGTCAACTACGGCGGGCACTCGATCTATTGGTCGCAGTACGCGAACGTCGGCGGCACCGATTACCTGATCTCGTTCTCGACCGATGGCTTCGTGTACGCGTACAACATCGCGGCGCAGACCTCGGCGCAGATCGGCTCAGGGTTCTCGGGCTCAGGCTCTCGCGCCGCGCAGTACCAGAATACGGCGCTCCTGGTGGTCGATTCCACGGGCTATTACGCCTGGACCGGCTCGGGCTCGCTCGCGACCATCACGGGCACGGGCGTCCCCACGTCGGGCACCGACATCGCGGTCGCCTTCGGGCGCGTGTGGATTTTGCAGGGGCGGCTCCTGACGTTCGGCGGCGCGGGCGGCTACACGGCGACCTATTTCACGACGGCCAACGGCGCGGGCTCTTTGGCGCTGGTCGATCCCACGATCAGGAACACCATCACGCGCTTAGCCGTGCAGAACGGGTACCTGTACATCGTCTCGCCGACCGGCATCAACGCGATCTCGGACGTGTACGTGCCCTCGGGCGCCTCTCCGCCGACGCCGCTCTTCACGAATTTGAACATCCAGGCGATCATCGGCTCGGATCAGCCGGGCTCGATCTTCCCGCTGAACCAGGCGCTCGTGTTCGCGAATCGCTACGGTTTCTGGCAGCTCTACGGCACCAACGCCACCAAGTATTCGACCGACATCGACGGCACGTTCAAGTACCTCAATTTCACTCAAAGCATCTCGGGCGGCCAGTTCGTTTCGAACAACATCCTGTGCTCGGCGTTCCTGATCCAGCGCCAGGCCGATCCGGTGTTGGGCTCCGCGACGGTGCTTGCGTGCAATCACGACAACAAGTGGTGGTTCGCGAATTTCGGCGCCTTGACCTTCGTCGTAACGGGGATCGTCAACAACGTGCCGACGCTCTTCGGGTTCATCGGCAATCAGCTCTATCAGCTCTTCGCTTCGAGCGCATCGGGCCCCGAGTCGATCATCATGATGCCGCTCTGGGCGATGGAGGACGAGCTCGCCGACAAGCAGGTGCTGCGCGCGGGCTTCGAGGTACAGATCGCGTCCTACTCGGGCTCGTTCGGCATGACCATCGACACGAACAACCAGTCCGCCGCGGCCGTATCGCTCATCACCATGGGGAACGTCGGCTGGGCGAATTCCTCGGGCAGCATCGTGCAGTGGCAGAACAACTCCTCGACGCTGGTCGCGTGGTTCAGCGGGGAGTATCTCCTCTACAACGCGGCGACGCCGGGGATCTACGGCAAGTACGTGGGCGCGACGATCACCGCGTCGGGGTCGATCTACCAATTCTCGGCGATGAACATGGACTACAAGTTAAGGGCGAGGTGGAACTGACATGAGCAAGGGCGTCGTTTTATCGTTCACGTTCGCGACCCAGGCCGGACCCATTCCGCTCTCGGACTTGGACACCAATTTCGGCCAGCTCGCCGCCGCCGTGAACGACTTCGGCAGCTACAACAATTACCTGGTGGATTCCTCCGGCGCCGCGAACACGATCACGGTGACGACGCCCGCCAATACGACGTTCTCGTACGTGACCGGCCAGCTCCTGCAGGTGCTCCTCGCCAACACGAACACGAGCGCCACGGTCAACATCAACGTCAACAGCTTAGGGAACAAGACCGTCGTCAACCAGGGCCAGACGAACGTCGGCGCAGGTCAGCTCATCGCCGGCACGATCTTGCTGCTTCAGTACAACGGCACTTCGTTCGTGCTGTTGTCGAGCGGCACGTCGGGCCTCTTCGCCTCGGGCAGCGCCGCGAATCCGTCCATCGCGTTCCTGACGTATCCCAACACCGGCATCTACAACCCCGGCAGCAACACCTTGGGGTTCGCGGTCGCCGGCGTCTCGGCCGGGATCATCGGCAACACCGGCGGTTTGCAGTGGGGCACGCCGACCGGCGGCGATCAAGGCTTGGGCACGATCAATGTGCAAAACGGCTATTACCTGAACGGCGCGAGCCAGTTTCAGTCCGGCAGCTTCACCGCCACGCTCACCGGCATGACGAGCACCACCACGGGGCCGGTGTATTACGTCATCAGCGGCAAGATCGCCACCATTTCCTGCGGGTCGCTCACGAATTTATCCAGCGCCAACACGCTGACCCTGACGGGGCTTCCAGCAGCGCTTCAGCCTGCGACCACCGCTTATCAGCTGGTGCCCTGCAATCTCTATTCGAACGGCGTCAACACCTTGTGCGGTGCGCAAATCAACATGAGTTCGGGCACGATCACGTTCTACGTCGCGACAGGCTCGTCACCCACGGTCTTCAGCTCGACCGGCTTTTCCCCCACGGGGTACAAGGGATTGAGCGCAACCTCGATTACGTATTCACTAGAATGAGATACACCGCATGGAGCAGCCCCCCGAGGTTTTCACCTGGCGCGACGTCATCACCGGGCTTTTGAGTCTCGCAGGAGTTCTTTTGAGCATCATATTCAAGTCCCACAACGAACGGCTGAAGGTGATGGAGCAGGCCAAGGCCGACGCGAAAGCGGTGGACGACCGTTTCCACGAGATCGTGCGCCGCCTGGATCAGCAGGACCGCAACGCCGAGAACCGCGACGCGAAGATCGACCGCATCCTGGAGCGCTTGCCGCCGCGGGCTTCCTGATGCCCTCGCTCTCGCCGTACCAGGGGTTACAGCTCACCGATGAGCGCGGGGTCGATGCGTGGGTGATGGCGCACTGGTTCCGCCACCAGACCTACAACTACGCGGCCTCGATCCAGGGCGTGACCGTGCAGGACTACAATCTGCAATTCTGGCCGGACGACACTTGGTTCTTGAACCACGCGAACGCGCACCAGACGCTCCTGCCGTTCATGAACGCGAACGACGTGCTGGTGGGCTCGGTGAGCATGACGGACTTGACCACCTACAGCTGGGACAATCAGTCGGACTTCGATGCGTGGATGCAGATGCACACGCAGATCCACCAGCTCTTGGACGAAGGCTTCGAGATCTTCGACACCTGACATGGACGCACGCTCCCCCGCTGCGCTGAAAGCCGCGCAAGCGCAAGCCGCCGCGCAGCAGGCGACCGTCACCCAAGATACGGACCAAGCTGCTGCGAGCGTCATCGCGGATCTGAATAAGAACGATTTCGCCGATGCGTGGAGCACGGCGCTCTCGACCTCATCGCTCTACGACACCACCTACAACGCGCAGACCACCGACCCGCTCCTTCAGGCGCTTGAAAGCTCGGCCGGGCTTGAGGCGCTCGACCCCAGCAAGAAATGGACCGATGCCGAGATCAACGCGTACTACCAGGCGCTCGGCAACAACCCCGTCTACCAGGGCAAGCAAGTCACGGGCGAGGGCGTGGGCACCGAGAGCCTAGGAAAGAACCCCTACAGCCTATGGGGCTCCGGGGCCGATGTGACCGGCGGCCACGATGCCTCCGTGAACGAATCCACGGCCGGGGATAACTCGGCGCCCGATGTGGAGCGCTTCGCGGGCGCGCGGCCCGATGCGACGTTCTTGGATAAGTTCGGGGGTGACATTGCCGCCCTCGCGTTGACGGCCGTCACCGCGGGCACGGCGGCGCCGCTCGCGGGTGCGCTCTTTGGCGGCGAAACCGCGCTCGATGTCGGAGCGGCCGGCGCGCTCATCGGCACGGCGGGCACGGCAGCCATCGATGCCGCCACGGGGAAGCCCGTGACGCTGAAAAGTCTCGCAGGCGGTGCCTTGGGCGGGGTCGGCGCGTCGGGTGCTCTCAGCGGCTTAGGGGCCGCCGTGGGCAGCGAAACGGGCTTAGGCACCACCGCAGGATCGGCGTTGGTGGGCTCGGGCGTGGGCGCACTCAAGGGGGAGCTCACGGGCGGCGATGTGGGCGTCGATGCGGCGCTCGGGGGCCTGACCGGCGCAATCCAGGGGAGCGGGCTCAAATCGAGCGCGAGCAGCGCCGTGGGCAACGCGGTCGGCTCGCCCGCGCTGGGCAACGTCGCCACCAGCTTAGGGACGGGCGAACTCACGAGTCTGGCCGGAAGTACGCTAACATCCTCCTCCGGCAAAGGGGCCTCTGGCGGTAACAGTGGCGGCGGCAGCCCAAGCGGTAGCGGCACCACCCTTTCGCCCGGCGTGGCGCCCTTGGCAGGAGCGACAGTGGCAGGATCAGCGACGACAGAATCCGGGTTGCCCGAGGTGGTCGACCCCAGCACCGGCCTCATGGTCGGTAACACGCCGGATTCCTCATCCCCCGGCTTTATCTCCGGGCTCACGACCGGCTTAGGGAATACCCTCGGCACGACCACCGGGAGCCTTGCAAACACCTTGGGGCAGGTCACGGGGTCGATTGCGCCCTACGCGGCGGTGGGCGCGCT